ATCCTTGGATGGGATTGGGGGGCTGGCGGTGAATCCTGTGTTGTTGGACAAGTAATGCCTAGTGGTCAGCTGCGAGTCGTTGAAGAATTCTTCGGTGACAACATTGGGCTTCGAGATTTTGCTTCAGATTTCGTGAAACCATGGTTAAAAGATAATTGCAAAGGTGATGCTTGGAAGATCTTTTCCATAGGTGACCCAGCCGGACTATCAAGTCATGGATTAGCTGAAAAGAATCGAAATTACTTCCATGTATTAAACGATGAAAGGGTAGGTGTCTTCAAAGATTGGTTTAAAACTGCTCCAGCGCCAAGTAATCACATCGAGATGCGCTTAAATGCAGTTAGACACTTTCTGACTACCAAAACAAACACTGGTCTCCCTCTATTTCAAATCGATAAGAACAACAAGATGCTCATCAAGGGTTTTAATCAATCTTACGAATATGAGCGAAAGCAAGTGTCTGGTCGAGCCACCTACAAAGACTTTCCCTGTAAGAGCCGAGAAAGTCATCCACATGATGCTTTGCAGTATCTCTGTATTTTCGCTCACCCTGATTATGAGCAATTGAAAAAGCATACCGAGTTTGTAACCCAAACAAATGTAAGAACACTGAGTCGGGACATAACGAATTATGGCTAAAATTACAGCAATCGATGCAGAATATGATGAAGTATGGTCATCTGAGGATGAACCTAAACGCATCAGCAACGAAGAGCGTGAGCAGAAAGAAGCTCGCAATCAGTTAGCCAGAAATGCCATGGAGTTGGTCAACGAATCCATTCGAGATAGGAACACGAGCACGTTCAGTGACGAAATAAAGAGAGCGTCTAAGCTCTATAACGCTTGTAGCATCGACAACTCGGATGACCTTCTGCACGATTGGGAGGGGTCGCGTAAGGCCGTTAAAGATGGCAGTAAAGTGGTCCAAAACATTGTTAGGCAATTGACTGATGATGGTGCCTCTCAGTTAGGCGATATGCTCTATCCCACGGATCAAGATAACTATGGGATTATTCCCGTTTACCCCGCCAGGCCACCTCTGAGATTGAAAAACGAAGGGGCTATGACCAAGGATGGAGAGCCTTTAGTAGACGAGGCCGGGAACCCAATCACACATCAGCTTGCTTGGGAAGCTAGAAAAGCTGATTTGGACCTTAAATGTACTCGCATGCGAGAAATTGTGTCAGCAAACCTTGAAAGAGTGCGTTTTGGGCGCTTAGGAAGGCGTTTAATCTCTGATGCGGCACGAACTGGCACTGCAATTCTTAAAGGTCCGTATGTTAACCATTCTGGGCCTCGCCATTGGGCCGACAAAGGCGGGAATTGGACACTGACGAATAAAGAAGGCCGAAAAGCTGACTTTTCAGTCGTTAATGTGCTCGATTTCTTGCCTGACATGTCTGCTGAAACAAAAGAAGACATGGCTTATGCGTCCGTAAGGCTATGGAATCTTCCCCGCCAACTTAGAAAACTAAAGAAGAGCGGAAAATATTATGAAGATGAAATTGATGCCTTATTATCGGCTGCTCCGCGCAAAATTGGTGAAGGTGCGACAGAGGGAGCTACTGAAAGGCTATCCCTTAAAGATACAGCTCTCGTGGAGAAGCTATATGATTCGCGCTACGAGGTATTCGAGACTCACGCTGAGTTCCCGGCGGGTTTACTTCGCCAAGCTGGCGTTAAAGGAATTAAAGAAAGTATTAAGGACCACGAAGCGATCTTAGCTTGCGTGATTCATTGTGAGTCACGTTGTTTGAAAGCCTATTTGAATCCGCTCGATAGCGGTGAGATGCCTTTCAGCATTTGGAACTGGTCCAAAGATCCAACTTGCGTGCTCGGTAAAGGTATACCGATACTCGCTGAAAACTGTCAGCTAATTTACAACGCTGTGTGGCGAATGATACTAGACCATGGTGGTCTTTCTGCTGTGCCAATGGTTTCCATGATGAAAGACAAGGTGTCTCCAGCAGCGGGTGACAAAAATGATTACTCATTGCAAGCCGGAAAGGTCTGGCATGTAAACAGTGACATGTTCAATTTGCCTGATGGTGCCAAAGGTAGAGCATTTGAACTTCATGAGATACCAGTGGCTTTGAATCAATTCTTTTCGATAATGGAAAAAGCTGAAGAGGATGCTTACAAGCTAACGGGTGTAACTCGTGTTGAAAAGAATGCAATTGGTGTTGATAACGCTCCAGTAACATTAGGGGCAACACAAATTTATCAAAACAATGCTTCGGTATCTCGTAGAAGGCAAGTTAGAGATTTTGATGATGAAATCACTAAAGATACTTTGACTCGTCTATATGATTGGCTAATGCAATACGAAGATGATGATGACTATAAAGGTCCAATGGAAATTGAACCTCGCGGCAGCTCTGTATTGATGCAGCGAGAAGTCAACACACAGAATCTCTTTCAGCTCTATCAATTAACTGGTGGCGGCAACACTTCCGGGGCAAAAGCTCCCGCAATGTTACGAGAGATTCAAAGCGGCATGCAGTTTCCCGAAGGTCGCTTCGTTGAAACAATTGATGAGGAAGCTCTGCGAGTACAACGAGAAGCAGAGAACCCTCCAATTCCACCAGAAGTTCAAATTGAGCAAGAGAAACTTGCTGCTCAACAAGCTGGTAAAGAAGCTGATATCGAAGTTGCTTTAATGAAGATCGAAATTGAAAAAGCGGAGAAAGATGCTCGCTTGCAATTAGATATGATTGATTCAGAGCGAAAGCATTATCGTGAAATGATCAAGATTGAAGCAATGACAGAAGCATCAAGTAACCAGGCGCTGCTAAATCTGGAAAGCAAAGCTGCCACTGTGCAGCAACAACTTCAAGTCAAGCTTGCAGAAATTCAGAGTAAGCGAGACATAGCAGCTGGCAAAATGTTAGAGGATGAAGAAACTAATCGACAGCTTGCCGATGCAAAACAGCTAGAAGCTCAAGCGAAAGCTAAGGATGCTGACACTAAAGCATCTGAACTGAGAAACAAAATAGCTGGAACAATTGAAAGAGGTATTTAATGAATAATGCCCCTGACATTCTTCACGCACTGAGGATAAAACTTTCTGAACTTGAGAGTGAAATTTTATCACCAGTAGTGAACGATGAAGCATGTCGAATCAAACGCCATCAGCACTTTGTGTTGAGTCGCGTTATCGAACTTGTCGAGAACCCGCACGGCGAATCAATTGATTTGACTTTTTAGGACGGCTTGCGCCTTCCCCAACCACCTCTGTTGAGGCAAACCTGTTGCTCTATATCGGACCAACAGGAAGGACTGTTTAGAAATCATGACTGAACAAGTTGATGTTACAGATAATAATGAGAGTGCAGCCTCTGATATTGATGATTACGATGCTGAGTGGGCAAAAGAAGATAAGGATACTTCTTCTTTGCCTTCAGATATTAAAGTCGTTGAAGACGCTCCACCTACTATTGTCGATGAAAAAGCTGCTGAACCTGATACCGCAAAAGGCGAAGCAGAGCCCGAAGCTCAAGAAGAAGTTTCCCCGGAAACATCCGAAGAATCCTCTGCGGAGAGTGAGTCTTCCGATGACATATGGGCTAACGCTCCTGTTGAGCTGAAGGAAGCCTACGAGAAGGCTCATAATGATTTTAAAGCAATGAAAGGTAGGCATAAAAACGCAGAGCAACGCGCAGCCGCCCTCCAAAAGGAATTTGACAAAGTGAACAACCAGCTTGGTGAGGCAACTCGCAAGAAAGGTGTTTACGAGACTGAGCACCCTGAGCTTTTTAATGAAGTGAAGGATTTGATGGAATCTCGATTACCTCACGCTCAATCTGCTGAGACAGATCAGGAACAAAATGAAGATCTGCAGGTTGTTTTTAAAGTTCACCCTGACGCTTCTGATATTTTGACTTCATCTGATTGGGAGACTTTCAAGTCTAACTTCACTGTCGAACAGCAAACTAAATTTGATTCTCCTGACCCCTATGAATTTATCGATTTGATGGCTGAGTATAAGCAAGAACGAAAAATTGCCGAGATAAAATCTTCTTTTGAAGATGAATCTGCCAGGCGAAAGGCTGTTCTTGAAGAAGCCTCACCAGCAGTGGGTAAAGCGTCTAAGCCAAATCCAGAAAAGACAAATATGTCTGTTGAGGATGCTTATGACGCAGAGTGGGCAAAAGAGGATTAGTGTTTAACCTCAACTAGGAAGGAATTCGTAATGGCTAATAATTACGGTGACATTTCGGGTCAACAGGCCGCTCGCTATGAAAAGCAAGCATTGCGGCATGCTGAACCGATAGTTGTTTTGGGAAAAGGCGCAAAGCTGACTGTGCAACCAAAAAAGAGCACAGACAGCGTTAAATGGCGCAGAGTTGTCCCTTATGCAGCTGCAACCACAGCCCTCACTGAAGGAACTGCCCCTTCTGGGACAGATTTCAGATATGAGGAAGTGACGGGAACGCTGCTTCAATACGGGGGCTATACGCCTCTGACCGATAAGCTTGTCGATATGCACGAGGCTCCAATTCTCGATGACATCAACAAGCAGAACGCTGAACAAGCGGCTCGTACCAAAGAAGCTCTTTTATGGGCTGTATTGGGCGCTGCCACAAATGTTCAGTATGCAAACGGAGAGTCAGCGCTCACAGGTGTTGATTCTGCTCTAGATTATGGTGAACAAGCACTCGCTGTGAGAACTCTTTCTCGCAACAAGGCGAAGCAATTCACCCAAATCTTGAGTGGTGGTGTGAAGATTAACACTACTCCAATCGAAGCGGCTTATTTGGCCTTCTGTCACACAGATGTGAAAGATGACATTCGTTCAATGTCTGGTTTCACCCCTGTGGCGCAGTATGGTTCCATGAAGCCTGTTTCTCCACACGAATTTGGATCAGTTAACGATGTTCGTTACATCGCTTCTCCTGACCTTAGTTCAACAATCGACGCGGGTGAGTTACTGAGTGCCACAGCAGGAAATATTTCTGAAGGCGGCACTCGTGCGGATGTGTACACAACTATTTATTGCGGTATGGACGCTTATGGTCAAATTGCTTTGGCCGGAAAAGGTGCCTT